GATCCGCAAAGTCATAGGGCTCCGCTTTGTGCGACCTGAAATCAACGTCAAGGTCAAGGGCACGTACAATGCCTTCAGCAGTAGGATTGTGATCGGACTTACGCGCTGAATGACGTTTATCACCGATCCAGCCATCTGAAGTTCTATCTCTATCGGGGAACGCATCATCTACCTGCTCGCGTAGTTGTATCCCTGCCTTGCATAGCTTTGCCATATCTGTTTATTTTAGCATTTAAATTACAGAATCTTGAGGGATTGTGCCTAGGCGGTAGGTGGCTCAGGAAATACTATTTCTGCTGGGTCACTTACTGTTGCAGGCAAATCTCTAAGCGCCTGTCGGTAATTAGCCCAAGCGGATTTATCCCAGGGCGCGTCTTCAACCATTCGCCAATCGGAATCTTTGAGAAGATTATCGCGGTGAATACGAATACGCTCCCAACGCCAATCTTCAGGAATATTAAGTTCCAAAATTGAATCAAAATAAGACATTGTTTTTCCTAAGCCTTTGCATAAATAACATTCCAATAAAGAATGTCGCTAGTTGTCCAAGTAAAAGGTGTAGTTGCTCCAACATCACCAGCATAAATCTGACTTGCAGTTAATGACCTAGGTCTAAAAACTGCACCACCACCAATGCCAAAGTTCATCCATCCTACATAGAGAAGCGATGCAGAAGCATCTAAATAAGAACAGAAACCCTGATAACCAAGAGAAGTAAATGCAACGGCAGTTGGCAAACTTATTTCCCAAGCTCCTGAAACCGAGCTAGTTGATCCTAATGTAATTCTTCCGTAGGTATGAACTGTGTTATTGCTTTGAGCTTGTTTGGCAACTACTGTTCCATTACCAAGAGTAAAACTTGAGTAAGTTGGAGTATAATCTGCATAATTTCCAAAACCACTTGAAGCAGCACCCCACTCAGGAGCAGTTGCACCAGAATTTACTTTAAGAACCTGACCTGCTGTTCCTATACCTAGCCTTGCAACTGTGTCGGCTGCTGTTCCGTAAAGTAAGTCACCAGCAGTAGTAATAAGATCGGTAGAGCTATTAGTAATAACTGGTATCGGGCCAGTACCACTTGCTACTGATATACCTACACCAGCTTGCACTTCAGTTACATCACCTGCACCGCTAACACCTACCCAAGCTGTACCATTGTAAACTTCAACAGCATTGGTATCTTGCAAATAAGAAACCATACCTTCAGCTAATACAGCGGTTAGCGCGCTTGTGCGAGCTGCTGAACTTGCAAACACCATAACTGTTTGCTCATTTAAATACGTATTGACCTGAGCTGCTGTTAAGACATCACCTGTCTGAAACAGCTTATATCCTGCGCCTGCCATATTTCTCCTTAGTAGCTCAGACTATCTGAGCCTAGTATACCTGATACATCTGAATCTAGGACAAAACCTGCCAATAAAGGCTCTGTGGTGTATAGCGTAGTCATCCAAGATGATTTTGTTATATCGTGATGAATAGCATTTACCAAGCTAGATTGCACCACGCTGGATGAGCCAGGGGTAGTCTTAGTAACTGTTACCCCATCTAGTAATTCTATATCTATGCCTGCTAGGGGCTTATTAGGGTTAGCATCATCATAGAGATTAAGCTGAATGCTATCTATTCGTATCTCAGGGTCTTTGCGTGTGGCTAGAATTCCTTGAGCCTGATTTAAAGCTTCAGCATTTGTCTGTACCAATATGTCTGAGCGTGTGCCTGAATGAAGGAAGAACTTATCAATTGAAGCCTGGTCAAAGGCATTCTGACCTGTACCGCCTAAGCGTGTAATAGTTACGTCATTAATAAGCGTAGTATCGTCTAACGCTACTACTGCATTGGTGTAGGAGATGTCCACGCCTTGATCACTAAACTCATAGACCGGGAAGGCTGGGTTAGAAATTAGGTTGTTACGGCTGACAAAATCTACCTTGCCATTGACATCTACAAAGATGCCGCCAAATTCGCTCTGCTCTACTGTAAATAAGGCTTCTAAGGCATCTCTAGCGGTCGCTGGGTCTGCCTGTAAGGTAGAATCACCAGTATCTATATTTCGTAGGCTTATAGGCCATTCTATGTCATCTAAAATGGCATTCACGCGAGCCCCTGAGAGCTGCACCCCTGAGCCTGCAACTGTGTCTATGGCTGACCCTGCAAGTAACTTAAAGCCATCCACGCACTTTAGGGTTACTGTGCTTAGTTCCTCATTGCCTTGCCTAAAGCCAGTATCGTAATTGGTGATAAATCCTGAGAACAGGAAGTAATCATTGGTAGCATAGGTAGCAAATATAATTATCTGCCTTAAAGGTACTAAGTTAGGATAGTAAGCGCTATTAGGGTTAGTCGGATTCCAATCGCCATTCTGATCATAGAGAACTACGTTAGCGGTTCCAGCCTCAAACTTAGATGTGATGCGATTGCGACCCCGGCGTATATTTACTTTAGTTACTAGGTTTGTAATCTCAACTGGCAATGTGCCAGAGCCAAGCGTATTAGTACCTAAGATACCTTCAGTAAGGCTATCTAGGATAAGTGGGTTGATTTCAAATGCGGTATCGCTATCAAAGTCAACAAACACTCTTACTGTAGGTGCTGGCATTAGATAGCTATGCTGCTAAACAGCAAGCCCTTTCCAGTTTTCTGATAAGTGTATTGAATGTCAGTAATTGTTTCAGCCAAATCCTCAGCAGATATAACATTGCCTTCTACATTAACATTTATTGTAGTTGTCGTTATTGGATTACCTTCGGCATCAAGACCTAATTTGGCAAAAAGGGATGCTAATGCAGCTTCCTTAATTGCATTTTCTGCTTCGGCTAACGCTCTTTCCGATTCAATTAATGCTAACAATGCTTCAGATTCTGCTAATAAAGCGGCTGCATCTGATTCAGCCAAGTCTGCTTTTTTACCTTCCTCTATAGCATGTTCTAAAGTTCCAACTTTAAAAGGATTTTTAAATTCATCTAATGGTCTTGCGCCATTAATGTAAACATTTGTAGCGTTAACATCCATGCGCTCAAGCTTTGTAACTGTCATCTTCTCTTGGTCTAGGCGTAGACCCTTTTCAGCAAATAGGGTTTCAATAGGTATTTTGATTTGAAGTGTCTTAAGCAATTCCTGAATGCGTGTAATTGTGCCGGGCCAATCGGCAAACGGATCACCAACCATTTCATCTAAGCTATCAAGCAATAATGCCAATTCCTTGGCAGCAGATTCAGCCTTAATTAACTGGCCTTCTAGGATAATGGCTCGCTTCACATCCTCATCAAGAATGGCCTGCATTAGTTCTAAGCGTAAGCGTTCTACGTCATTAATCTGACCGGTTAAGGCAGCTGCTACTTGAATACGCTCCATATCAAATCGCTTGGCAATATCGCCTAATATGCCTTCTTCTTTTTTCTTTTTGTTTAATTCTTGTTGCGCCTTGACTTGCTTTTTTGTTAATGCCAATAATTCTTTATTACGCTTGGCTGACTCAGCTTCAGCCTTTTTACGTGCTGCTTGTTCAGCTGCTGGATTACCTGCCGTTGGAAAGAATAAAGGTTTATTTTTTTCACCTAATGAACCTATAGCCTTTAAAAAATTTCCTTCTTGCGCCAAGGCTGTAACAAAATCAACTAGTGTGCTGCGATAGCTGGCAAGATCTTTAAAGCCTGCAATTAACGTAGCGATGCCTCTTGTCGTATCAGCAATTTTATCGGCAAAAATATCCATTGCTTTAGTTCCAGCTCCAATACCTTGATCACCCGAAAGAATAGTAAAAGCATCTACTAAACCTTCTCCTACTGTTTCTTGCATATTGGCATAAGCAACATTAAGCATGTCAACTTTGCCGCCAAAGGTTTCTAGGTATGCTGCGTTTTGTCCAGAGAATTGCTTGTTTAGAAATTCTTGCAATTCTCCAAAGCTCTTAGTTTTTAATTCTACTTGGGAAAGTCCAGTATTATATTTTGATAAGCTACGGCTCTGACCGACATAAGCCTTAGATAAATCTTTAGCTACTGTAGATACATCAACGCCTGAAGCGCGCGACATTTCTAAGGCTAGGTTTAATAAATCCTGAGATTTAGTAACTGAGCCTGTGGTCATTAATAGCGATTGCATTGCAGGTCGCAACGAATCATCTAAAACACCGCTGGTGCGTTCTAACTCAGATATAAATTGTGAAACACGGGTATCTTCAAATGCTAAACCTAAATTGCCTAGGCTTTGTGATAAGCGTACAGCAGCTTGCTCATCCTCTGTAAAAGCCTTTAGTGATGCTTTGCCAAACTGATAAATTTCACGTACAGATAAAACACCTACTAAGGTTTTACCTAATTCTTTTAAACCGCTTTGTAGACCACCGGTTGCTTTGTCGGCTTGTTTAAATCCTTTATCCTTAAACTCGGAAGCAATATCAATGCGAATGTTAGACATTAGGCAGCCTTTCTAAGCGTGGCGCGTTCCTTGAATAGTCTTGTCGCTTTATCAATAGCTCTAAAAGTAGCATCTAGGGCTTTGCCATTGTTTTCTGCATAGGCTGCAAAGAGAATGCGGCCCGTATTCTTTTGCCTACGATCAAGTGATTTCATTGGCCCAATGCCATTCATTGCGCCAATAAAAATAGAACCAGCATGAGGGTTATTGCTTTGGCTGCGTGAACTCCCACTTATACCAGATGCACGGCCTGCCGTTTCAGCAATAGCACCACTAGCTGATTTATTAAACAATGAAAATAAACCAGCATAGCCAGATCTATTACGCTTGCTACGGCCTATAGAATACGTTAAACCTTTGCGAATAACACGCGCATTATATTTAGGAAAGCCAGTTGCCCTACCAGTTCGGCTTTTGCTTACAACGCCATTATCTTGCCAATTATATAGACCGCCTGGAGCTTGCATTGGAACTTTACTTTTTGCATCTTCTACAACTTCTTTTAACGCCAATTTAATTTCAGCGTTCATTTCCTTCAAAAGGTCAGGGGCGTATTGCTTCAGAGCCTTTTTAAGCTCTGGTACGCCTTCTACTACGACCGGCATTTTCTCGCTCTCTTGCCTGCTGCTTTAAGACTTCGTAAAAAGCCTTGAGCAAATCTGTGTCCATGTTAATAAACTCGCTAGGCGCAATTCCGGTATGGATACTCAGCTGAGCAACCCTATACGTAAAGGAATCGCGCGTTAGCCATTTGGGGAATCGTCTGCCACCACATCTACCGCAGCTAAAGTATCTAGAAACGCTGATCCAAAAGGTTTGACATCAGGCGCATCTGCGCGGCGTAGACATTCCCATGCAAGCCAATAGATATGCTCTTGCTTTTCATCCTCGCGGAAAGCTTTGTGAAAGCCTTTGCGAAACTGCTGCTCAAATGCATATTCAACAGATGGACTTATTGAGTGTGTGCTCTTAGTTCCATCAGCCCTTGTTACTATTATTCTTGCCATTTTTGCCCCTTTACTTAATTAGAACGTGCCGGTGTCGGCTTTTGTAACTACAGAGTTTAGCGTAAAAGTAATATCCTGTGTTGCCATGTCGCCAACCGCGCCGTTGATAGGTGTTAGGTTGTTGACTAAGATATCAAAGGTGTAAAGCGGATTAGTTGCCGATACTGCTGGAACTTTCGCTTGCACCATCTTTACAGCAACAGTTGTGCCGAATGCATTATTGAGTGTCTGTAGTACGTTTGATGTTGCTGTGTCATTTAGGAATGAAACAGTTAGTGAACCTGATTCTAGACCCTTGACAAACTTATGTGCGGTATCTCCCATAGCTGTGACTTCAAGTTCATCAGCAGCATAGTTGAGAGTAACCGAAGTTACGTGGTCGCTAAGATCAATCGTCGCAATCTTTAGGCCAACAGTATTGTTTAAAAATACAGCCATGTTACCTTATTCCTCATCTTTCTTAGTTGTTGGTTTTGGTGCTTTTTCGCTTGGCTCAACCTGGCCGATTTTGGCAAGAAAAGCCTCGCGTTCTTTGTCTATATCAGCCATGTTTTAGCTCCAATCGGATAG